ATTCTTCGACGAATCGCAAAAACTGTTCCGTGACCTCAGTGACGGCTGGAGCCAGATTGCCAATAACTTGACCTATGATTCCCTGCAAAGTGGCGCTCACAAGGTCAAACGCGTCATTCATTGCTGAGATATTGGCAACCTGTTCCTCTGAAACAATGACGCCAAGCCGCTCGGCTCGCTCGCGCAACTCGTCAATGCCGGCAGCACCCTCACGGAAAAGCGGCGCAAGCGCGGCCCCTTGCTTGCCAAATACCTCGACGGCAGCCGCAGCCCTGTCAGCCGCAGTCGGCAGTTGAGAGATAGCATCTCCGATGGCAGCGAATTGCTGTTCAGGCGACAACGCGCGCAACTGGGCTACCGACAAGCCAATAGACTGAAGACTTCTATCGAACGCTTCGCCCGGCGTCGCCTGGGAAATCTGAACCCCGAGCCGCTGAACGGCAGTTCCAAACGCAGCCGCGTCAACGCCGGCCAGCTTTGCCGCGAGCGAGAAGCCCTGGAAGTCCTCGACGTTTATGCCCGTGCGCGCCGAAAGATCGCTAAGAGTATCCAGTGATTGGGTAACACTTGAGGCGAGCGATGTCACTTGCCCGACCGCACTTTGGAGCACGCCGCTTATGGCCTGAAAGCCGTCTACAATAACTCTTCCGATTTCAATGTTCGTCAGCAACTTGAGGTTCGCGTTTAGAGAAGCGACGTTTTTATCAGTCTTCCCTGCTGAGTCTGCCGCTTTGTCGAGCGATTCCTTGGCCTTCGCCATTGCTGCGGTATATGTTTCTTGCGAAATCCTGCCGGCCTTGAGCTGCGCAGACAGTTCACCAACAACCTGCTGGTACTTCTGGAGCGGGCTTCGGCTTGCTTCGGTTATTTTTGCCGCTTGCTCAAACGCCTTCGCTTCTGCTTCCGCCGCTGCCGTTAGCTTTTCAAACTCTACTGTGAACTGCGTCGCTCCGATCTCGCCGTCACGCAAAGCGTTTTGCAGCGTCTGAAGTTGATCCGCAAACTGGGCCTGAACCCTAGTTGCGGCATCTGATCCACTGGCAAACTTGTCAAACTGCGCCGTGACTTTGTCGGCGGCGTCCCCCAGGCCGACGAGCGCACGCTGGACGGGATCGAGCTTGAAGCCCGACGCGTCCGCGTTGATCTTCATCGCCAGCGATAGGACGTTTGCCACGATCAGCCGCCTTCAAGTTCTTGCTTCAACTGTTGGAGTACGTCGATGATTTGGTTCGCGTGCTGTGGCGGTTTCTCTATTGGCACAAAGTCTGACGGGCTGGGCGCTTGTCCTTTGCCCGAATACGGAGCCAGGATGGACGACACGAGGAGTCCTGTTTGCTGCCATTCATTAGGAATCGCTTGGTAGTACCTCGTGAACGCCATCCACTCCGCGAGCTCCCGCGTCGTCATGCGACGCTCGAGCTCCCCGACCGTCATCTTCAAATACCCGGCCAAGCGAAACAGGAATTGCCTCGCTGGCCGGAGGTTCAGTTTTTTGCCAAGTCCTCCACATCCTTCTCGGTCACGGCGTTGTGCTTCATCGCCAGATCGAACAGCCGGCTCATCACCTTCACGCTCTTGGTGCCGAGCTTTTCAACTTGGTCGTTTGTGAACAATGCCTTGCCGTCCTTGTCGCAGATGCACCGCACAAGCAACTTCGAACGCCAGTTCTCCATCTTTTCGCGCTTCTCAGCGAACTCACGCTGATACGCTTCCATTTCGCCCACGCTCATCACTCGCACGTAGACGGTGCCGCTCCACTCTGGAACCTCCACGGGTACGAGGCTCATGTCATTCGCCGCAAAAATCTGGTCAGCAGTCAGATCCATTTTTCACTCCTGAACAATCTTGAAGGTGCCTTTGTATCGCCACACGTCATTCACTTTGGCACCGATGTCAAGCGTCTGGAAAATTGCCTTGGTTGTGAAATTGACCGACACGACCAGAGACGTATTGATCGAATCGCGAGCAGTTCCGCCGATGGCTATCGTGGCCTTACGCCCCCACTGCCCAACAGAGCTAATGGCAGACCCGCTCAGGCAAGACACCTCAATCGTGCCGCAGTCCATCGACCAGGGCTTGGTGCCCGCTGCCGTCGACCCGCGAGACTGCGGAAGACCGTTTCCCTGTACCCACTTGAGCTCGGTGATCTCACCAAGCGCAGTGCTATCCCAGGTGGCGGTTACTCCAGCAGTGACGTGAGGCATTACGGTCCCCCGTCATAATCAACGAGCGATCGTGAGGACAGCCTGCCCGCGAATAGCGTCGTTGGTTGCCAGCGTGAGAGACGAGCTCGAAACGGTGTGGTAGCTCGCCGTGGTGCCGCCCAGCAAGGTGATGTTCGCCACAGTGATCTTGTAGGTGCCCGTGGCCGCGTCGTTGATGAGAACCTTGCCGATGTAGTCGAACGTCACTTGACGGCCCGTCGCGGCCTCGCCGCCGGTTGCCGGAACAACAAGCGGGCGATCCATCGTGGCAGCTACCTCGCCTAGCGTCTGGCCGAGGTGCGCAATGTCGATAGTGTTGTCAGCCGCATTCGGATTTGAAAAGGCAATGGCGATATTGGTGACGACATACGTGGAGGTCGCGCCGCCCATGCCAAGCGTAAGGATCGTCCCTGAGTTGCTGACTGCCGTATCATGCGGGGTTGCGAAAGACACGAGGCGTTCTCCTTATTACTCAGATTGCCACAAAATGCTGTACGTTTGCGTGACCGAATACACAGGCGGAAGGTCGCCGCCCGCAAGCTGAACAAACCCGTCAGACTCGCCTTGAATGGAAACGATGCTCACGTGTATGTAGTTTCCATAACCACCGCGAAAACCATCCAGAACCGCCCGGACGCGGTCGGCAATGTGTCTTACTGCTGCATATGACTCTGCGTAGATGTCGAGCGCCAGGGACACAACGGGCATTCCCAGCGGGCCGGAAAGCGTGCTCTCGCGGGTCACTCCCTGACGCCGCCACGTGGCAAAGGGAAGGGCGGCGGATGCCGGGGCAATGACGGGAAAAATGCGGTCGCCGAGAAGCGTCGCGACATCGGGGTCGTTTTCAAGCTGGTCGATCACCAACTGCTCAGGGATTTTTGTCATGGGAAAACCGTCCCTTGCGAAGAACGCGAAATGGTCTGAATTGCCTGCTCCAGCGTCAGCCGCAGTTCGCGTTGAAGAATCTCGGCAACCGCTTGCTGCGACTCTCGGAAAGCCGTCTCCACGGGCGGGCGACCGCCGACGCCTCCAGGCGAAACAGGCGGAATAGTGATCGGGTTTTTCGACTTCTTGAAAAAGGCTCGCGGGTAAGCGGGGTCAGTCTGGACTCGCTGCCCTGTGCCGCCGCGTGGCACTCGCTGCGTCGGCTGCATCTTGAATGGGCCGAGCCGATTGAAGCTCGACGCGATATAGGCGTTTTGCCCACTGACAACGTGAGGCCGCACCTCCACCGCGGGCTTGCCTGGGATGCGACGGAGATGCCCCCGCCTTGCGTAAGGTTTATTGGAGAACGTGGCGACGACGCGCTGCTGGGTGCCGTTTTCCAACCACCACTGATGGAAGGCTCGATCCGGCCCAACGCGGACGCTGCCGCCTGCGGCGCTCGACGACGACTCGCGGCCTGCACGCTGGTAGCCAATCAACCCCACGGCCACGCCGTCTCTGGCATAGGTGACTACTTTTGATTTCGCGGCCCGCAAAAGGTTTCCGGTCGGCCCGACTGGAGTGACTTCTCGGAGCTTGTCGAGTGCCGGCTTCACGGCCTTTCGCATGATTGCTCCAAGTACGCGGGCTTGGTCCGCCTTGGGAAACAAATCGCCCAGCGCTTTTTCCATGCTTCGGAGTTCTTGCTGGTCGATGGTGATTTTGATGAACGACATCAATCCACCCTCTCCGTACAGAGCAGTTCATGCTCGCTGCGGTTTGCGTGCTCCAGGCACGAGGCGATCTCGAGCACCCGGCCACGCCAGAGCACACGCATCGTGGAGTTGAGGCCGGCGAGGTATCGCATACGCACTCGGTGCGTGATTTCCGTCTGCTGCTGGCCGCTGGTCAGAAACTCGCGAGCACTAATGCCGTCGACGCTGGCCCATCGCTGGGAAAAGGTCGCCCACGTTTGCGTAGACTCGCCAATGGCGTTCCGCGTCTCGGTCGCCTGCTGAATCGTGATCCGCTCGCGCAGGCGTCCTGGGTCAATCATGAGCCGTAGAGCACCAGAGTGTAGGACGCGGTTCCGGCAGTCGCGGCGACGCCGATCTCAAACTCGTTGTCTTCGATGCACTCGGACACGGCTACTTGGCCGGCACGCGAGTACAGCGTCATGGCATAGCCGACCGTGTCAAACTGATCGCTCGCACACCGCACGAGCTCGCTGCCGCCTGCCGAGAACGCCACGCGGCTGATGCTTGAAAACGTCACGAGGTCGCCAGCGGCGTCGCGATAGCCCGGCAAGTTGCAGTCGACGTTGATGACAGCCGTTCCGCAGGTGCCGGTGATGATGGCGATTTTGCCGAAGTCGTACTCCGTCGCGTGCTGCAGCGCGATCGTCTTGAGCGACTTGACGTTCCCATCAGTAGTCGAGTCTGTGAACTGCACATCGACGGCAAACTTTCCTTTGATGCTCATCGGTAGGCACCCCACTTCGCACTATCGAGCAGGCTCTTGACGCCAAAAGGTATCTCGCTGAGGTTGACGGATTCCGCCGCCATGCGGCGTTCATACCAGTACCCCACAAGCCAGAGCACCGCCGACTTGAACCGCTGCGGCAGGCTCGACGCGTCACCGTCGCGGCCACCCCACCACGTGACCGTCACCGCGTTGTAGTCGAGCAGATGCGAGGGCCAGGAGCCGTTGTAGTTCGTCCGCAAGACGCCGGGCGTCGCGTCGCGGTCCACCCGGTACTCGCTCGTCGAAAGCACCGCCGTCGTCTGGTGTTCAAGCGTGTAGGTCACGACCACCGCGGTCGCTGTGCCGGCAGTCGCCATTGGCGGGCGGGGAAGCTCGATCTCGGTGGGAAACGAGTCGAGCGTCATCTTGTACCGCGTATGCACGAACGTCTCGTCGCAGTATGCCTCGCACCACTCCCTCGCCGCTGCAATCAGGGAGCCGATGTAGGCATCGTCGCTGTCAGTATCGACGCGGCAATGCTGCTTCGCCTCTGAGAGTGACACCGGCTCAGCCGCCGGCTGCGTCAGCGTCTTCAGACTTCGATACCGCACGCGGTCGCCCTCGCTTCCTCGGTGTCAGGTCGGCTCGCTCGCCTGCCGGCTCGACGCTCGCCGTCTCGATGAGGTCAAGCTGCCCGTCGCGTTCGGCGATGCCGTCACGAATGAGCCGCTTGGCCGTCTCGTCCTCACAGTCGATTACCGCGCCGACGCGATAGGTCGAGTAGTTCTTCCTCAGTTTTATTTTCACGATGGCGGCACACTCCATGCAGTTTTGGGCTTACCATTGGCGTTGTAGTCGCCTGTGTACTGAAACACGGGCTTCTGAAGGTCTTTGCCGGGCCATACCGCCACCCACTCGCCATGCCCGATGCAGACGCGAGGCGTGATGTAGAGGCGGTTCCCTGCGGCCCTGAATTGCCGCCAGAAGTGAATGTCGGCGTCAATTCGTCCGTCGCCGTACTCGCCGGCTGCGTTGGGCTGGTCTTGGAACCACGGCTTCGGCGTTCGCTTCAACGCCTTGGTCGAGATGAGCGTGCATCCGAAGTGCGCCGAGTCCACCTCCTGCACCGGCTCTGCGAACCACGCCATCGGCAGCTCTGTTGACCCACCGGATGGCGGCTTGTCGAGCGTGCCGGGCAGCGTAAACATTGGGCGACCGTCCTCCCGTTTGACTTGCAGCGGTGCCAGGGCGTCACACTGAAGCGCCAACGCTATCGACACCAACTCCTCGACGGTTTTGCGATCCCAGAAAGAATCCATGTCGGTGCACAGGATGAACTCGGTTGAGTCCACGAACTGCTCAATGCAGCGTTGGAGAACCTGCCCCCAGAGAGCACCCTGCCCGAGCGTCGGGCGGATGCCGAGCGGCATGAGCGCCTGAGCCCAGCCGAAGACATTCGCAAGGGGACCGAAGCGCGGCCCGCTCATCACGCACTCAATACGGACATCAACGTCGGTCGATCCCACCTTGACGATCATGAAGCCCTCGCAAAAGTAAATGGCGGATGCGGGAAAGTTCCGCATCCGCCACCTACTGTCGCTGGGCTGTCAAGAAAATCAGCCAGAATACTTGGACAAGACGCCCTTGGCAGAAGCCGACTCGGGGCCGACTTCACCCTTGCCAAGCCGCGCCAGGATGGTCGTGGCAAGGCTGGTCGCCGGCGTGGCGTCGATCTTGAGGTAACGGCTCTTGCCGCGGCAGTCGACATCCAGCCGCACAACCGAAGGCTGAGCCGTCACGGCCACGCTCGCGGCGGGAGCCGCCACGGTGTAGACGCTAGAACCAGCCGTGGTGGTGTCGCCCTGCGAAAGCGTCAACACGTTGAGGATGCTCGCAGCGGTATTGGCCGGCGTGGCACTCACCGCGACAACAACGTCAATCGACGCGTAGCTGTAGCCAAGGGTATCAATGGTCAAAGTCGCCGTGCCGGCTGCCGATGTGACAGTGGTGCCAACAACGGTTTTGGTGGCTTCGAGAAAGTTCAAGGGTCAGTCTCCTAAGTCAAAGGGAAGGTTCAGGCGAACTTGAGAGCCACCATCGGGCCAGCAGCGGTCGTAGAGCCAAGGTCGTGAGCAACCGAAGCCATGCGGGCCGTCGCAAAAGTCAAAAGCTGGTCGTACTCAATGAACCGGCTGGCGTCGGTCTTGATGCTAACTTCGCGGCGGATGCCCATCGTGGCGGCCTGCGAGAGGTCGCCGAACAGGCAGGCCACTTTGCCAGTCGTGCTAGTAAGAGCCGACTCAAGCGGATGCACAAGCACCACATCGAAGCCGAGGAACTGCAAGTTCGCACCGGCAGCAACGTCGGCCCGGTTGTTACCGGAAGCCGCCATCATCAGCCGCAGCATGGAGGAGCCGTAGCCCGCCGGGCTCACGTACCACTTCGCATTTCGATTGCGAGCATACAACGGGAGCTTCGCGACCACGTTCGTGAAGTCGAGCAGGTCGAGCGAGTCGAAGGTGGTATTTCCGCTGGCAGCCGTCACCACGCTGGCACTGTGGGTGCCATCAACAATCGCCGTCGCTACGCCCACGATCCCGTGGTCGGTGCCAGCCCCGGTTCCGACAAAGCCGACGCGGTCATACGTTTCTGCGAAGGCTTGCGCCACCTCGACTGCCATTGCATCAGCAAGGTCGATGACCGAGTCTTCGACGAGCGAGACAGGCACGCGGTTGTCGACGCCCCAGAGCTTGGCGACCAGTTGCACGTTGTCAAACGTCGCATCGCTGGTCAGCGGGGCGGCGTTCTCGCCGATGGCACGAGCCGAGAGCCCGCCCGTTCGACGAGCGATGAGCAGCGTGTCGCTGTTCATCGTCACCACGCGCGCGTTGGCTTGGTACGCCCCATACTCCTCGACGAGCCGGATGATCTCGCCAGACAGCTCGGGATTCGTCAGCGCACCGCCGAGCGAATTGATGCCGCCGGACTGGGCGCGGGTTTCAACGCCGTGATCTTCGCACCACCGGCGAGCCTCGGCGTCACCAAAAAGCGTGGCACGAACCGACATGCCGGCGCGGTACGCCGACTCGGCAGAGCGAAACGCCTTGAGGGGGCGGTGATTCTGAACCGGAAAAATCTTCGCGCGGCTTTCCACGGCGGGAGCCTCCTCGGGGGTCTCGGTCTTTGTCTCGACCTTGCGGGCAGGAGCACCACGCTCCAGCACGGCGCGGAGCTCAAGCTCCTTGGACTGAACGCGAGACAGGAACTCGATCCGCTCGCGGAGCTTGTCGGCCTTAGCTTCAAGGGACCGGAGCGACGCCTCTTGCTCCTCGGTCATCGGCTCGGCAGGGGCCTCGCCCTCGGGGGCGTCTTCGGTCATCGCTTCCATCTCAGCAACGACGGCGGCCAGTTCTTCGAGCAGTGCCTTGATCTTGTCCACGAGGGAAGCTCCTGTGCGGGGTGTGGCGACCAATCGCCGCCTACCCCGAACCTATGGAGCCAGTCTCAAAACCCCGCAGTTACGACGCTGCGGCAGTAAAAGACTTCGTGCGGCGAATCTCACCGCCGTGCACGATCTGCTTGTCGGTGTTGCCACACCGAGCGCATCGCAAGTAGCGAGTCTGGTACTCGCCACTGCGTTGACTTGAGGCGACCGCAAGGCGACCCTCGCGGCACTTCGTGCAGGGATCGCCGCTACTTGCTGCCATACTTCCCCAGGAAATCGCGGTAGAACGCGGCCCGCGTCGCCATGTATGCGGCAGCCTTGCGGTGCCGCTGCTGCCCGTCGCGGAAGTGCTGGTAGCTCCGCTGGGCAACCTTCACATCGGCATCGGGGTACGCGGGAAACGTCACCGGGCCGACATCGAGCAGCGAGTCAATGCGTTGAATCGTGCGAATGCTTCGCCCGTCTTCCACGCTCCACGAGTCGCCGCCGCTTGGCACAGTGAACGAGAACGACGAGCCCTTGACGATGCCGGCCCGGATGTTGCTCGCGATATCCCGACCGTAGCTCGTGTCGGGCACCGGGAACTCATACCGGAGCCCCACCTCATCGACGGTCATCTTGAGCGTGCCGGGATACCGGGCCAGCGGGAAGTTCGCGTCGTGATTCCAGAGAGCTCGCGTCTCGAGCGGCTTCTTCCGCCCGCGTCGCTCGCTCACGATGCCGAAGGCACCGGGGTCAATGCGTTCGATGAAGTCGCCCAGGTCGAGCGAGTTCACGCCGAACTTCGCGGCGTAGCCGACGATGTATTCGCGTTCATTGCCGTCATCCTCGCTGCGGCTCTCAACCGCCAGGAGCGGCACCGCCGACTCAACCTCGTCAATCACCAGAGCTCGACGTTCGATGTTCATGCTTCTGCCCTCCGCGTCTGCGGCGTCAATCTGCCGCGTGAGTTTGCTTGCCCATGCTTGCCCGGGGTCGCCGCCCCAAAGAGCCCACGCAATCCTGCCCGCACTCGGGAAGCCGTCTTGTCCTGGGCTCCATCCCTCGCCCTGCTTGTCCACCTCGTGCCGGGCGAAGTAGCTCGCCATCCGCTTCGCCGTCTCGGGCGAGATGCTTGTGCCGTTGCTCAGGTCTCGTGCGCGAGCCACGCCGACTGCCGTGCCGCCGCGGCCGTATTCGCTTCGCCATGCCAAGCCCTTAGCCGCTTCCTCACGAACGCCAGCCGGCGGCGTGAAGTCAATGTGGTCATACCGTGCCATCATCCGCCTTTCGCCTGCGAGCCTTTCGCTTGGGCTTCTCTGGTTCGCTTCGCACGAACTGCGGCGAATCGTCAACCCAGACATCGACTTCGACGCCAGCCTCGCGGGCCGCTTCATCTTTCAGCCGGTCGCCCACGAGCAGCACCTGGGCGAACGCCTCGCGGTAGTCGCCCAGCGTCTCGCTCACCTCTTGCTGGTTCTCGGGCGTGTCGGGCCGGCGGCTGACCATCACGACGGTGTTGCCGTCTGCGACCGCCTTGCGGGCGAACTCGCCCCAGAGAGCAGGGTCGGCGGCGAACGTGCGGTCGAAGTCTATGGAGAGCGTCATCGCTCGGCTGGCCGGCAGGGAGGCAACGAGGGACTCGGGCAGCACCGGCTCGGGCTTTGGCTCTGGCTCTGGCTCTGGCACCACCACGCCAGCGAGAATGGTGTCAACCATCACCTCGGGCGTCTGCGGGAATGCCGCCTGGAGCAACGCCTTCGCTGCCTCAATGGTGATGACGCCTTGACGGTATTGGTCAAGGACACCGAGCACAGTTGGGGCATCCGCCGGGGTCGCCGGCTCGTCGACCACAATCTCCTCAGCCACGGGCTCGGCCGCGGGAGCCATCGCGAGTTGTGCCGCCGCGTTCGCCTGCTCAAGCGTCTGCATGTTCAGCGGCACCACGCGGATGTCGCCGCCGTCGACCGGGTTGAGGTTTTCCAAACCGCGTATCTCGTTGACGCTGAAAACGCCAAGCTGGGCCATTGTGTTGTAGAACGCGGAGCGGCCAGCGGCGTCAGCCCGCAAAGCACCGCGAACGTCGAACTCCGCGAAGATGTCATCATCGGTCAGGAGGTCGCGGGTGATCGCAGACTCGAACCGCCGCAGCCACGGCATCAATCCGTTCTGTACGTAGTCGAGCGATTGCTGCTCAATGTTGGAGAACGACGAGCGCGAGAGGTCGCCGATGAGGTGAGGCGGCACGCCGTAGATCCGCCCGCAAATCTCCTCGACCTGAAATCGCCGCGCCTCGAGAAATTGGCTTTCCTGATTGTTCCCGCCATAGGCGTCGATCTTCAGCCCGCCTTGAAGCACCGCCACGCGATGACTTCGATCTGGGCCGCGATGGGCACGCTCCCACTGGTTTCGCGTGTTCTCGGCAGCCTCGGGCGAAAGCATCTGATCGGCCGTCAGCACAAGCCCAGGCCGGGCTCCATTGCCGAAGAACGCCGCCCCGTGAATCTCCAAGGCGCGAGCCAGCCCGATGGCATCGCCAGCAATCTCCACCGGCACCATCCCGTTCACGCCGTCGTCAGAAAGCCACCGCAGGTGCATGATGGCGTCCTGCGAATAAACGGTCGATGAGCCGCCAGTTTCGCGGTACGTGTACCGCAGCCGTCCGTTCTCCAGCCGCTCGACTCGCATCCGCGAGGGATGAAGCGGAATCAACTGCCGCAACTCCCCTGCCCCACGAATCTCGCAGTATGCGTTGCCGTGCGTGAGTAGGTGGAGCATCAAAGTCTCTCGCCACTCGTAGCTGGTCTGCCAGGAGTTCGGCGTGTCGTGCAGCACGCGGTAGAGCGGGTTGTCGCGAGCAAGCTCTTTCCCGCCGCCGGCCATCCGCCGGTACAGATGCAGCGGCAACCCGGCGACCGATGCCGAAAGCACCCGCACACAGGCGAGCACGACCGTTGCACGCAAGGCCGACTCTGGATCAATCCGCACGCCTGACGGGTTGCGACCGCCAGATGCCCAGCCGCCAGATTCGTAGTCCCAACTGCGGGCGTCGCCTTCAGGAAGCCAGAGGATGCGGTTTGCTGGTGCGATCATAGGATGAGGATGGAAGGCTCCATTGCTGGCCCTTTCACCTCTTGCGACGCGTGAACGCCGAGAGCCATGACGAGGGCCACGATGCCGTCAATGCGTTCGTTACTCTTTGCCTTGCTGGGCTTGATGTTGCCGTTGTGGTCCTTCTGAATCGCCACGTTCCCGGCCTGCCACGCGAGCACCGGATGCCCGCCGTGCAACAGCTTTTCCGAGACGACAAGCGACTCAAGAACGAGGCTCGGCCCTGACATTGAGCCGTAGCCCTGCCCATAGCCTAAAAGCTGAAGCCCGTCTCCGCTCAGTTGATTCACAAGCTGCGTGGCATTCCAGCGATCCACCCCGATCTGGCGGATGTTGTATTTCTTGGCGAGTTCGTTGATGTCCGAACGAACTTGGTCGAAGTCGGTGACGTTCCCCGGTGTCAGGTGCAGATGGCCTTGGCGAGCCCAAACGTCATAAGCCACCTTGTCCCGCCGCACCCGATCCCGCATGTTCTCCTCTGGAATCCAGAAGTGAGGCTCCACCCAATACTTTCCACCCTCAAGCGGAAACAGCAGCACAAATGCGGTCGTGTCAAACGTGGTCGCGAGATCAAGGCCCGCCCAGCACTCGCGACCATTGAGCGTCACCGGGCATGGCTGCCCGCCCCGAGCCCAGTGATCCATCCGCAGCCACCTAGTGTCTTGCTCGGTCCACTGGTTCAAATACAACTGCCGGAACGCGTTTTCATATGTCGGCATCTCTACGGCTCGGGCACACTCGCTCCGCAGAAAATCGAGATTTACCGACACGCCCAGATTAGGGTTGGCAATCGCCCATGTACGTTCGTCCTTCCAATCGGCATCAATCGGAGCCGCGTAGATGGCAGGCAGGAAAGTTTCATCCTTGACCGCCCCCGCTGCCACCTGCTCCGCGTATTTCCACACCTCCCAGCAGACGCTCTTGCGGTCATAGCCAGCCGTGGTCAATGCCACCGTGAGCGGCTGCCGCCTTGCCCCCTGGCTCGACAGCATCACCTCCCACATCTCGCGGTCGCTGACATGCAACTCGTCGAAGATGACGCCGTGCGCCGAAAGCCCGTGCTGAATCCCAGCCTCGGCAGACAGTGCCTTGTAGGTGCCGTGCGTCTCCTCCCGCACAATCGCGTTTCGGTATACTTTCAAGTGTTTCGACAGCACTGGCGACTGCTCGACTGCAATCCTCGCCATATCGAAAACAAGGCGAGCTTGGTCGCGAGACGCGGCGCACGAGTAGACCTCGACGCCGGGCTCATCCTCGAGCAAGAGGCGTAGGGCAATGCCGGCGCACAGGCTCGACTTGCCATTTTTCCGAGGGAGGGCGAGCAGCGATGTTCGCACGGTTCGCTTGCCGTCTTTCTCCGCGAACAGCGCCCGCACGTAGTCGCGTTGCCAGGGCTGAAGCGCAAAAGGCTTGCCGCCTAGCTCGCCTTTTGCGTGCGTGAACAGCTTCTCAAAGAATCGCACCGCACGACACGACGCGCATCGGCAATCACCCGAACAGGATGGCGTCTGCCGCTTCGTCTTCCGGGCTCTTTTCGTCAACGGCGGAAACCCTCGCCAGTGCAGATGCCGTCAGCCCAAACTCCGCTGCGAACTTCAACATCTGATTCCGTGCGTCTCGCTTTCGCAGCCAAGCCGGGTGATTACTCACTCTACCTTTGTCGTCCATGATGGTCGTGCCGTTTGCCTTGAGTTCGGCATCGGCCTGGACCATGTCGGCAAACGAGTCGCAGTAGGCGGCGAGCGTTTGTTGATGCCGCGGGCTCATCACCTTGCTGGCTTCCAGCATCGGCACGATTCGATCCCACTCTTCGCGGGCGACATCGGCCAGCCACGCCGGAGCCGGTGGCACGCCGGGCGGGGCGTCGATGCCGCGAGCGTGCGGCCCGCGGATACGGGAACCACGGATTTTGAGGATAGCTTTTGGTGTTGGTTTGCGTCCTTTTCCCATGGCAAAAATCAAACTCCCAATTTCAACCAAGCGTACAGAGGCA